AGTCTATTTGTTTTTTTAATTCGTAAATTATTACTTCTAAATCATTAGGGCCTCTTTGTTTCTTATCAATCATATCTTTAGGTTTTTTTCTTCAACGCATTTAAAAATCAAATCTCTATACATAATATCTTGTTCATTTAAATTATCTATAATTAATTGAATTTGATTATAACCAAATTTAAAACAATCTTCTAAATTCTTAAATGATTTACCATCTTCCATCATTAAAAATATAGGTGTAAATTCCTGCCCATTAAACAAAAGCAAGTAGAATACTATAAAATATTCCACTATTTTTTCTTATTCTGATATGCCCTCAAATATCTACGTCCTAAAGCAACTGCTTCAGATTTACTAGAACCACGATAGCCCCATGCACGTAATGATAAAAGCAAACGTGTGGCTTTACCTTTTTCATCGTATAGTCTACCTCTTCCACTTCCCATTCTAACTAGGAATGAACCTTTGCGTCTATATTCTGAAAGACTATCTGGTCTTCCTCTAACTGGTGGTCTTAAATTGCCACCAGTAGCACGATTATATCTTGATCTTCCAGAAGAAGACAATCCGCCTTTAGGATTCTTGTCTGATTTTCTTAAACTAAACTTTACCATATTTATTTGTATTTATTTTTATTGGTGCTTGTTTTTTTACTTTTAAATTATGTCTCTTCATAAGTAAATTAACAATGCATTGATTACATGCTTTTATATGCTGTTCTAATTTATTAAGCATAAGTCTTTTACAGAATATGCATTTACTCACAATTGATCTCCCCAGCTATCCCAACCTTCTGTTTTTTGTCTAGCGAATAGTTCTATTCTTGGTAAATCTCCACATAGTCTTACAATATCATTTCTAATTGCATCTGGTTTTCTACTATGTTCTCTACGTTTGCTCACAACTAATTGTCTTACAGATTTAGATATTCTTTTAGGTTTTCCTTTAGTAGCCAATAAACACATCTCAGGATTTGCTCTAGTCCAATAACCTAAGCCAGTAAAATAACCTTCTAATTTATTTTGTTTGACCCAAGTGAAAGCAACAGTTTTATATTTAAAACCCCAAGCTTTAATAACTTCAAAAGCTTCTGGTAACATAGGATCAATAACCCAAACAAATAAGATACAATCATTATGACATATATCGCTAATAGGTAAATTACAAATATCATTAATAGACATACAATGGTAATACTGGATAGCATTACGTCCTTCACCTTTAAAACTGTAACTTTTAAAATACCAAGGTGGATCAGCATAGATGATATTATATTTCTTGTTTGGAAGTGGGATCATTTTCTTTTAACTCAATAAATTCTTTTTCATCTTCAACAATGTCATAAATAGGTAGTGGTACATTTTCATCTGTATTTTGTACTTTGTCAGATTGTCCAAGATAAACTTTACCTAACCACATAGCCATTATGCTTGAATTTAATTTGGTAGCTATATCAAATTGTGTCTTTCTAATTGTTGTTTTTGCTATCGCAACCCCTTGTTGCCATGCTTCTTGTGCTAATTCATTTCTATTAATTGTAGATTCTGAGCAACCAATAATTTTGCCTATTTCTTGCTTACTACACATATAACTAGCTAAATCTTTTATTTGATCTAAAATTTTAGGTGTAAAGTCAAAAATAGGTCTTCCTCTACTATCTTTTTTAGATATTACTAATAAATCTTTGCCCATATTAACCGAAATGTTCGTTAAATGTTCTATTAATCTTTTTTAAGAGACTTGTAAAGAAACTCTAATAAATCTTGGTTTTGATATAGAATATGACAAAGACCGTTTCCTATTGAGTTGCAAACTAATTCCTCAGCTTTGCCAGATAATTCAAAAGAATATTCCGAGGCAATCAAATGACTTATCTCATGAATTAAGGTGTTGCACATTTGTATTTTGTCTAATGATTTGTCTATGACAAGAGTATTTTTATCGCAATCTATTTCACCAAATATTTTTTTTTTATCGGCTATTTTCTCATCTATGTAACTAACTTTAACAATCCTGCTTCCAAAGATTATTTTATCAATCATCTGAATCTGCTTACAATCTTAGCTATTTTTTTAGGTTGTTTAGAAAATTGTTTTCCAGATTTTTTTGCCATTCTTTTAGCACGAGTTGTTTGTGCGTATTGAGATGATGTTAATGCTTTGATTGCTTTTGAAGGTAAATATCTTTCGCCAGTTTCTGAAGAAGGTTTGCCTGATTTTGTTCTCCAATCCTGTTTAGTCCAATTCATTAAATCTCTTTGAGATTTTTTTATCATTTATATCCACCCCCCATAGCTTTGTAAGTCTTTGCTAGTAATTGTGCTTTTCTCGCTGACCATTGACCAGCTTTTGTTCCTGCAACTGCTCGGCTTTTTATAGAATAAAAAAGACGCTTTCGCATAGTTGGTTTAGTGTAATTTCCAGCTAAATTGACTGTACTTTTTCTTTTTTTCATTTTTTTTTCTTTGCAACAATCAGTTTGCCATTTTTTTCATAAACTTTCATTCCTGCATTTTCTGTTTGTTTTTTTAAAGATTTATATTTTTGTGCAATAGTTAATTTTGCCATTATTTTTTCTTTTTCAAAGGTTTAGGTTTATAAACTCTATAAGTTCCTTTAGCTTTACTTTTTGAGTAAAGAACTGCAATACTAGTTGATGTGGTTTCTCCAGCCATTATAATTTATCCTTGTATTTAACTAATATCTTTTTAACATAATTTGAATATTCTTTACTAGTGCTAAAATTATCTAATGTATTTGCAAGAAGAATTGGGTCTTTTGTTTTATTTCTTGTAATTCTAAATTCTTGATAATGATGATTTGTATTAAGTAGATCAATATAAAATTTAACTGACTGGCATTTTGTTTTAAATATTTTTACTCGCCAATTTATAGAAGGGTCTTGAGCAAGTGGCAGTATTCCATTTTTTGACCAAACTCTAATTCCAAATAAGTTGTTTCCTTCTATTGCAAACCTTGACTTGCCGAAATTAGATTCCATAATTGCTTGAGCAATAATTAAAGATGATGGGATTTGTTCTTGATTTTTAATTTCTAGATTATGATAAGCAATACATCTCTTCATGCTTTCAATAAATCTATCACTAGACATAATTTCAATTGTAGGTTCAAACAAAACTAAATTCTTGATTTCATCTAATGTTTTTTGTCTAATCGTTTTTTTTATATAATCATTTGGAAAAAACGTGCCTAAAACAAATACAAAAAGTAAAAAAAGACAAATCAATGAATGTCTCCATAATTTAATGGATATTAATTTAATATTCATTGAATAATTAAGATAGCCTTCCAGCTTGATAGCTTATCTGTATTTGAATTTATTCTTCGTCGTTTGAAGAATCTGAATCTTCATCTGAATCATCAGAATCATCATAAGAATCATCTTCCATTTCTTCTGCGTGTTCCTCAAGAAGGTCTTTTATTTCGTCCAGATCATCATTTAATTTATCTTGTATTTTTTCAACTTTTGATATTATTTTTTCTATTTTCATAGTTTCTCCAGTAGTTTAATTTAGCCCAGATAGATTGATTTATAGTTAATGTAAATATATAATTTTAAACATATATATTCTAATAAAATCAAGAGTTTAATTTAGATAATACCCATTTCTCATAGTTTTGGTCATCAAGTTTTTGACGCATCGTTTCCCATTCGTTTAGTTTTTTAGGTTTTTCAATAATTTTGGTTTTTAGGTCTTGCAAACAAGGAATTGCAATTTTTTTATTTTTAAAGTTATCCATATTATTAACATTATTATCATTATTATTACTAATAGTATTATATATATTAGTTGTTGTTCTGTGTGGGATATTTTGATTTTTTTTTTCGGCCTGATCTTGATATTTGCTATATTTTACAATGCTAAATATGCTTAAATTTTTGATTATATTTTGATTTATATTATTAGTTGTAATTAAATGATTTATTATTGTTTTAGTTTTTGAATAAGAAATCAAAAATTTGTTTGCTAAGTCCCTGATTGCTATACAAATTTGACCTCTTTTAAGGTTAATTTTCTTTTTACGGTAAACAACTTTACAATCTTTATGTGAAGCATTACTCAATAAATAAATAAATATTGAAGTTTCTAACTGATTATTAAAATCTTTAGAATTATAAATTTTTCTATGTAAAGCTATCCAACCATTAGTCATTTTAAATCTTCTTTAACTAATTCTATAACTTTATTTGTAAATGATTTTAATCCATTTTTCTGGGTATCTTTTACTGACGCATAAATGCTATACCAAGATTTTTTATAGTCTTTGCCGATCTGGGCAAAAGATTTTTTTGTTATTGATCTAATTACTGCTAATAAAATTTTATTATGAGGAACCTCAAAAAAATTAACATCTTTATATATTTTTTTATTGCAAAGAATCTTTTTTGTTGATTCTGATATGTTCTCGGTAGTTAAGTTTGCCATTATATTTACCTTCCTGTTTTGCTTGATTTATTTTCTTACATGGAGATATAATTGATAATTTCATAGAAATCAATATAGGATTTATATTATACATCTCAAAAAATTTAAGTTCTCCAATTTTATGTTGATACAAATGACATCTTGAACACATTGGAATACAATAAGAATCATCTCTAACACCTTTGCCAATATTTCCAAATTTAGGTATTGATCTTATATGGCACGTTTGTACTTGAGTATTATTTGAACAAACTACACAAGGAAATGAAGCAACAAATCTTCTATGCTTTTCTGATTTTATAATATTTGCCTTCAAGATTTGCATGATTAATATTTTTTAGCTTTTTTCTTTGCAGTCTTAGCAACTGATAAGGCAATTGCAACAGATTGTTTTCTTGATTTACCAGATTTCATTTCTCTTGAAATATTCTTCGCTATTGATTTTTTTGAATAACCTTTAATTAATGGCATTGATTCTCCTATATTTACGTGGTGTGTAGGAAGGCATACACACCACAATTTTTATTAACAAATATAGAACAAAATAGCAACGAATAACTCATTGATTTTATTGATATAATTCTTGTATAATTATAAAAAATTCTCAACTTTAAAGTTTGACTTATTTATTTATTTAGTTATATTTCTTTTATATAACAAAACAAAAAAGGAAAATATGACTTTAAAAAAAGATTCAAAAAACGGTTTAGAATATTTTGACGCTGTTATAGATGGAAGTAACTTTGATAAAAATGACAATCATTTTCTTACAAGTGGAATAAAATTTGTAGATCAATGTTGCATTTGTGGAAAAGGAATCAAAAGTTATAATAAAGCATTTAAAACCAGAGGTTATATGAGTCCATTATGTTTAGTTAATAAAAAAGACCATGCAAGATTAGAAAAAGAATTTAATGATTCTGATATGGGTTGTTATTATCTAGGTTCTGAGTGTGGCAAACAAGTTAAAAAACAATTAATTGATGCTGGTCTTAACTGAAAAGAATATTTATATGTGAAAATACAAACAAAAGAACAAATATGAAAAAAAAAATATCAGGTTATTATAGTTATTGGTGTAATAAAAAAAAAAGAAGAATATTTAAAACATTGTGGCAAAAAGAAAATTTATCAAAAGGAATTTAGAAATGTTAGAACTTATTGAGGATATTGGATTTTGGTATTTCATACTTGCGGTAATAACAGCTTATATTATGTGGAATTTTTTTAGATGAATAAAGAAATAAAAGAAGGATTGGCTTTTTTATTTGTGCTTGGCTTAGGTTGGTCAGCTATTATATTATTAAATTGGCTTATTAATTAACTATGAAAATAAAAGTAAATAGTGATATGCTTATTGACTTAAAAAAATTAATTAAAAGATATTTTTTATTTCTTGAATTTCAAGGAACAAAAATAAGTAGTTATGATAAAGCCGTTTACGAAGAATTAAAAAAAATATTAAATAATAAAAAATAAACATGAATCTTTTTAACAAAGACAGAATTAGCAAAAAACTCGGTGATTCTGTTTTCAGAGTCAAAATGCAAGAAGCGTTAAAAAAATATCAAGAAAGATTAGATAAAGAAAAACTGGAGAAGGCAAATGAAAAGAAAAAAGACTGATTTAATAGTTGCACTCAAAATCATAGACGATTGTATCAAAAATAAAAAATTCCATACACTAGCTAGTTATATACAACTTGCTTGGCAAAAATTTCCAAGATTAAGATTTATAGATTATAAAAATGTTAGGACTATGGAATATTTAAAAAAACGAGAAAAAAATGAAAAAAATAACATTGTGCGTTTTATTAAACGTACTATTAATTAAATGACATTAACTAAAACAGTACAACAAGAAATTAATAGATTACTTTTAGCTTCAAAAAATAATCGTCATATAACTTCTAGTGAAGCACCATACTATTATGACTTATGTTCAATTGAAGATAAAACAATTTGTTTAGATGAATTCTATAAAAAATTTCCTTATCATAATCCTGATTACAATTCAGAATACTGGCAAAACCAGCATAAAAAATGGAAGGATTTATGGAAACAAAACACGAAATAATAAATAGACTTGCAAGTAATTTAAGATATCTGCGGATTAATACAAAAATTCAAGAATCTATGTCAGGCAAAATTAAATATATGAGTCAAAAAGATTTAGCCGAGATGTTAGGTATAGAATGCGAACAGCAGATAAGTAAATTTGAACTTGGAACTATCCAAATGTCAGCAAGTCAACTTTATAGAATTTCTAAAATTTTTGAGATTCCTATTGATTCAATGTTTGAAGATTTGACCAAATCAGATTACAGTAAAACAATTAAGTATAATATTTATACCTAACAATTAAAAATGGGGAAGGCAAAGTGCAAGAAATAAAATTATACAATGGTCAAGAAACTTTATTTTTTGATCCAGTTCTACACCAATACTTTTGGAATGATGAGCAGTTGCCAAGTGCAACAACAATCTGCAAGTTATTGACTCCAGCAAACGTTATTGGAGCCTGGTCAGCTAAAGTATGCTCAGAAGAATTTAAAAAATTAGTCAAAGCAGGAGTTAGCTATGATGAAATTGAAATAGCTAAAATCGCAGATCAAATTAAAAAAGCACCAAACCAAACAATGAGTGATGCTGGTTTAGTTGGTTCTCAGGTTCATAATCTTATAGAAGATTATATTCATAAAAAAATAGTTCCTGAAATTCACAACGAGCAAATTAAAAAATCATTTAATAAATTTAAAGAATGGTTTGATAAACAAGAAAGTTTAGAAATTGTATATACAGAACGCAAAGTTTTAAGTCGTGTAAATAAATTTACTGGAACTCTTGATGCTTTATTCAAAACAAAATCTGGGGAATATATTATCTATGATTGGAAATCATCATCAGGAATTAGAGATTCTATGTTAGTTCAAATCTATCTTTATAAAATTTGTATTAAAGAAGAACTAGGCATTGATGTTAATAAAGGAATCATAGTTAATTGCACCAAAGAAGGTAAACTAAATATTAAGGAATTTCTAATAAAAGAAATGCAAGATGATGTAGCGATCTCTTGCTTAAAAATGTATCGCTACTTAACAAAAAAGGAGAAATAAATGGCAAACATACAAGGTGTAGTAAAATATGTTTATGATAATCGTCTTATGAAGGACGGAAGTCCAAACAAATACCCAAATTATACTTTTGGAATCGGTGATCAAAAGATAATTTTGTGGTCAGCAGTTAAACCTAGCTTTTTAGAAAAGGGTAAGAAGCTATCTGTTGCTGTCCAGGAGGGTAAAAAAAGTGGTAATTTATTTGTGCAATCAAAACCAGATAAAACACCAATGATGCAAGAATTACCTTCTGACAATAAACCAGATACTAGCTTTAATCCTGAAGAATTAGAAGCACAATTACAAGAAATGGCAAAGGATTCTAAAAATGGTTTTGAAGTTGAAAAAAAACCATTTAATAAAGATGAATATATGTTTGTAATGGCTTTGCTGAAATCAGGTATTGAATCTGGTAAAATAGATGTTACAAAAGAAGAAATTGATTTGAAAATAAAAGATTACAAGTTTTTATTTGAAATTAATTTTAATAACTAAGATTTTTATGGCAGGTGGTTTTTTAAACTCTTTTGGTTTAATATCATTTTTTCCCTTTTCCACCTGCCATATCCTTGTAAATAATTATATAATATATATAAGTAGATTGATGAGTGTTGTTAGAGAAAAGTTAATTGAATGTAGTATCAAAATTTGCGAAGTATTTGATAGTACAGAAGATGCTCTAATTCAAACAAAGGAAGGTAAAATTATTTCTGTGGACATACTAAATACTAAGTTCATAAGAAATAATATAAAACTATTTGATGACACAACAACAAGTAGTTCAAAACATCAGGGACAGAACTCAAAAGGTTCTCAACTTGGAACTGGAGTATAAAATGAAGCTGGAAAAGGCAAAAAAGCTAAGACAAATTTTAAACTCTAAATATGTTTTTGAATTTGAAAAACTACTTACTAAATAGATAAGTAGTACAACTTAAAAATGTAAAGGAAGGAATGCACGATCTATCTCTAAAGAATCCCGATGAAGTAAAAGCAGAATTAGATTCAATATCAGAAGAAATGTCTAACGCACTTTATGATTTTAGAAGATGTGAAGAATTTAAAAAAATAACATTCAGTCAATTAACTCTTACAAAAAAATTAGAAAAGAATTGTAGTGTATCTGAAGCTGAGAAATGGGCCTATACTTCTGATGAGTACAAAACAATTATTGAAGGTTTATTAATTGCTGAAAAAAATTACTCTATTCTTAAAGGTAAGTATGCTAACTTACAAAGCTGGGTTGATCTTTATAGATCATGGCTAGTAACGAATCGTGAATTAAGTAAATAAATGAATGAAAAAAAATACATTGAAAATTTTAGTCATGAATCTTATGAAAATAGGTCAAAAAATTATCTTAATTTGGTTGAAGATCGTTTCATTCAGTATTGCCTTAGTCGTGGCTATTTGTATCGGAAGCTTGGTCTCAATGCTGTTAGTGATTCTCAATCTTTCGCTGAAAGTATTATACCTTTGTTTGCCAAACTCCCAACGCTTATCAAAAGTTTCCCAGATTACTTCGTTTACGCACCTAAAGAAGCACATAAGCAAGAGCAGTTCTTTGTTGAATTAAAGAATGCAACTTATGAGAATGCAAAGACTTTAGCTAAAATAAAAGTAAGAGATATAAAAAGATATATTTATTTTGAGCAATCTTTTACAAACTATTATACTAAATACACTATTTGTTTCCCTCTAGCTGATAAGATTATTTTTAAAAGTGTAGATCAAATATTAAAGTTATTGCCAAAATCAGAATTAAAAAAGTTTCCAAATGATGGAATAGAATATTTTGAAATACAGCTTAATTAACATCGTGGTATGATTGATTTGTTTATTTAGTTAAGTACTTTATTTTTTTATTATATTTCTTAATAAAGCTTGTGGCAGTTTTGAATTTTCTTTCCCACTTACTTATTAAGATTTTGTATTTCTCTAATTTCTTATTTCTTATTTCATCTTTAGATAAAATAATTACTTTAGATTTTAGAGTGCCATTTAACCAACCACTATCAATTACAAACTTGCACATTTCAAATTCAAGTTCGGCTTGTTGATAAGAATGGTCAAACCATCTTTGTGGAAACCTTCTTCTATAAACTTTATGAGATAGAGAATGAATTAACCTTCTCCAACCTTTCCATAAAGTAGTTGGGTCTCCACTTAAACAGATATAAGGTTTCCAAACTCTATAAGCTTTTGGATTCATAGCTGAATGTGATGGTGGTAAAAATTTCTTAGCACCAAATTTTCTAATCAGTATGTTTTTTGCCTTTTCTGCTTCTTCTCTTGTAATATATGGAATTTTAATATCATTCCATATATCATTTACCTCTTGATACTTAGAATCTATTTTTTTTCTAAGATCAAAAGCTTCGTTGTTTTGTGTTACTAACATAAGTTTTCCCTTTTGTTATTAACCAATCACACCCACAATGTTAAAGAACTCAATTAATTTTTTTACTTTTTATTATTTAATACTTTAACGATACTTATTAACCCTTAAAGTAATTAAACTTTTTATTTAATAAAAAAATTTAATTACTAGTATTATATCATACCCACTTTTTCAAAATTGGCTAGAAGCTAGTGAAATGGTAAAAACTCAAAAATCCCTCTCTATATAATATTGATATTAAAACAATATTTATTTTTTTTTAAGAGAACAAAAAAAAATTAACAAAAAAATTTTTTTAATGAATTGTATTTGAAACCTGATAATCATCATACCAATTACATTCCTCAACTTGAAATTCAACATTAGTAATCCTAAGTTTTTTTACTGATTTTAATTGGCTTAAAAAAGTTGTAGAATTTACAAATGCTTCTGTATCAAAAAATCTGCACCAAGCTAAATCTTCTATAATAGAATCTTCATTTACCTTCACAAAAGATATTGCGTAGGTAACTAAATAAAAATTCATTTCCTATTGAAAATATCTAATGTAGGTTTTAATCCATAGATTGCACCAAAGATACCAACAATTAACCATTGATACCATGATGGGAACTTATTAAAATAATCAAAAAATAAATCTAACTTAGCTTTGATATTAACATCATCACTAATTATTGCGTAAGATAAAATAATAATTGGAATACACACTACAATTAATACAAATTCATCTTTCCAAGTTTTGTCTTGCTGATCTGTAACATCTCTTTGTTATTCAATTTCACAACGAGCCATGCGTTCATAGTATCTACGTTCGGCTTCGCTCTCTAATAATTCTGATTGCTTATGATTTTTATAAATCTCAGCACCAGTTTTAAAAATTGAAGGTATCAAATTCCACCACATATTAATCAACCACCGCTATATTCATCTCTGCTGATCCACCACCTACGTGAATAAATGCAACTTTTTGACCTGAAACAAATGAAAAAAATTCTACATGATTTTCTGGTATTAAAATATCATCATCAGTTGCAACAGGATTGACACCAAATTTTATATGAGCATGACCACCACGAACAGCAATCCTTATAATTCCTGAGCCAGTTGTTATAGTTGATGATTGTGCAGAAGTTCCGCCAACAGTATATGAAACTGGGCTAAAATCTGGGTCTATTGTAGTTATGTCCATAAACGTTCTATAAATGTTCTTTTTTTATCGTTTAAACCATCAAAATACCCCTAAATTTTGATTCTTTAGAAGTCTATAAGGTTAATACTCATAATAAAGCCAATATGCCTTAAAATGCGTTTTAATCTGTTTAAATGATATTATCTACTTTTAGTTGAATCTATTAGTAGTTCTATATAGTGTTTTGCCTTTTCCAAATCAATAACACCACCCTTCTCTTTAAATCTTAAAATGTACTTTATGATATTGCCTTCGCAAAATCCAATATTATTTTTTATTATAAATTCTACTGGCTGAATTTTGTATTTTTTGTAATGGTTTCCACCGATTTGTTTTTTATAAGACTTCATAAATAGTTCTTCCATTAGCTTTAAATGCTCTTAAATACATTTTACGATTACCAGATTTGTTATAGCTGACATGAACCCACCCAGAATTTATTTCATTTTTGTTCCAAAATTCTAAAATACATTGGTCAAATTCTAAATGACTAACAATCCAGTCAGCAAGTTCTTTATTTGGCACTCCAATCACTTCGCAATCAACTGCCATTCCAGTTGTGTGTTGGCTTCTTTCATTTGAACCTATTGCTTTGCATAACTCAGGGGAACGATAACCTGAAGTAATTTTAATATCACCAAAATGATTTACAATAGGATTGATTACTTCGTAAATTAATGTTTGTAAGTTAATTAGGATTTGGTCAGTTGGAGTGTTGTCTATGCCAAGTCTTATGGCAGTATCGCTAAATAATAATTCTTTTAAACTAACTTGCCTATCCATTTGCCTTCTTTGTTAAGTATCATTGGCATAAGTCTTGGAGTAGAATCTATAATCATTCCACAACCCATAATAAATTTAGTTTTAAAGTTTTTAGAATAAGTAAAAGCCATGCTAGTTTGTTGTATTAAACAACCTACTTGCATAGCAAAAAATAAACAATCACTATTAGCCCAAAATGAAAGCGAAAATTTTGAATGAAAATGCCCCTGCACACAATTCATAGAATTTATTTGAGAAACTTTTACAACATCGGCAGATATTCCATGAGTAAAAAAACATCTTTGTTTATTCGGAAGAGTTAAAGTCAAATTATCAACCCACTTCCAATTTTTGACATTTAAAAATTCATTATATTCTTTTAAATATCCTCTAGGTATTCCAGATTTAATTGCTCTACGATAAACTAAGCTAGAATGATTTGAGTCTAGCAAAGTCATTTTGGGAAATATTGATTCTAATTCTTTTATAAAATCTTTTGATCTTATAAGTTCATCTCCAGCAGAAGGCAAATCTGGATTATGGTCATGGAATGCAAGTGCAGAGCAATCAATCTCATCACCTATATTTACGATCGTATCTGGTTTGAATTGTTTTTTTATTTCTTTTAGGAACTCAAAGGAATCTGGTCTATGATATGGAATATGCAAATCTGATATTACTAAGATTCTTTTATTCATATACTAACTAGTAGTTGTATTTATATTATTTAGCAAGAAATATAGTAATTAAAGCCAACGATAATGCACCAAGACCACATAGGATCGCCCAGTATAAATTAGTCATTTGTTTTTCTAATTTACAAACTG